GAAGGCGCGGGCTCAAAAAGTCGTTATCTATGGCCCGGAAGGAATCGGAAAGTCAACTTTTGCAGCACAATTTCCGGAGCCGGTATTCATTGATACAGAAGGCTCGACTGATAATATGGACGTGGCTCGGATGGATAAGCCGACAAGCTGGACTATGCTAAAGAATGAGATCGCATTTATCAAGGCGAATCCGGACGCTTGCAAAACGCTAGTCATTGATACGATTGATTGGGCGGAGCAGTTAGCTGTATCTTATGTTTGCTCACAGCACCAAAAGAACGGAATCGAAGATTTTGGGTGGGGCAAGGGCTATACATACGTCCAAGAAGAAATCGGGCGCTTGTTGAATAGCTTGTCAGAACTTGTGGATATTGGAATAAACGTTGTCTTAACCGCTCACGCTCAAATTAAGAAGTTCGAGCAACCGGACGAAATGGGAGCGTATGACCGATACGAATTAAAACTCGGACAAAAAACAAGCTCGAAAACAGCTCCGCTTGTCAAAGAGTGGGCGGATATGGTCCTATTTGCGAATTATAAGACGCTCGTTATGACGACGGACGACGGTAAGAAAAAGGCGCAAGGCGGAGAGCGTGTTATTTATACCAACCATCGCCCCGCATGGGACGCAAAGAACCGTCACGGCTTGCCGGATCAATTACCATTTGATTTTAGAAGTATCGCGCATATCTTCAACGCACCGGCTCAAGCAACGCAACCGGTACAACCGACGCTAGAGACTCAACAAGAGGAGCAACCGAAAAACGATATTGAGGAACAATTGACTGAGATCGCTCGAGAGCTAGTTCAAGAAATGGGACGCGCACCGCAACAAGCACCAACAAGCAGAACGCTTCCGCAAGCACTTATCGATTTAATGACACCGCACAACGTGACAGAAAGCGAATTGCAAGACGTCGCATATATCCGCGGGCACTTCCCGATGGGAACGCCGATTGAAAATTTCCCGAGCAATTATTGGGATATGATCGTTGCGAATTGGGACGCTACACTTGAGGTTATTCAAAACCAAGTCCGCGCAAACCCTGAATTACCATTTAAAACTAACAACTTATAATTTTTTTTGAAACAAAAGGAGAAACAAAATGACACAACAACAATTTAACAATACTAACAACTTTGACCGTGAATATGACTGGAACGACACTATCCAAAAAGATTCTGAATTCGTCCTATTACCTGAAGGCTTATACTACTATACCGTTAAAAGCTATGACCGTGGACGTCACACACCGAACCCGCAAAATCCGGGCAAGTTACCAGCTTGTAACAAGGCAACGATTCACGTTTTGATTGAAGCAAACGAGGGCGACAAAGAACTCACGCACAATCTATTCTTACATAGCTCAACCGAGGGAATGTTATCTGCTTTCTTTGGTTCAATCGGGCAAAAACGTAAAGGTGAACCGCTTCGTATGGACTGGAACGCAATTATCGGTAAAGTCGGAGTATGTAAGGTGGGAATCCGTGAATACAACGGCAATAAATACAATGAAGTAAAAAGCATGATTTACGCGGAAGACGTGGATTATACAAAAGTTTTGAACGCACAACCGGGACAAGCAATGGCTGGATATCAACAACCACAACAAGGATTCCAACAACCAGCGCAAGGATTCAATCCCGGACAGTTTTAAGGGGGTATAAATGGAATTACGGCCTTATCAACAAGAGGCGCGGGAAGCCGTTCAGAAGGAATGGACGGAAGGGCGAAAACGTACCCTTCTAGTCCTTCCGACTGGAACGGGGAAAACGGTCGTCTTTTCAAAAATTATTGAAGATCAAGTTAGAGAAGGGAAACGCGTCCTTGTCCTTGCTCACCGTTCCGAATTACTAGACCAAGCAAGCGATAAGCTCAAAACCGCGACGGGGCTCGGTACGGCGCTAGAAAAAGCAGAGAATACCTCGATTGGTTCATGGTATCGCGTCGTTGTCGGTTCGGTTCAGACTATGCAACGAGAAAAACGCTTGAATCAATTCCCGCCTGACTGGTTCGATACGATTGTTGTCGATGAAGCTCACCACGCTATATCAGACGGATATCAGAAAGTTTTAAACTATTTTAAAGATTCGGAAGTTTTGGGAGTGACGGCCACACCGGATCGGGGGGATATGAAGAATCTCGGCTCATACTTCGATAGTCTAGCTTATGAATACTCACTAGTGCAAGCAATTAAAGACGGATACCTTTCCAAAATTAAAGCCTTAACAATTCCGATTAACCTCGACTTGTCAAGTGTTTCAATGTCTGCTGGTGATTTTAAAGCGAGCGACGTCGGAACGGCACTTGATCCTTATCTGGTACAAATTGCAGATGAAATGGCTAAATATTGCAAGGCTAGGAAAACAGTCGTATTTCTTCCGCTTGTGAAGACTAGCCAAAAATTCCGCGATATCTTAAACGAGCGAGGATTTAAAGCTGCTGAAGTAAACGGCGAATCGAAAGACCGGGCAGAAGTGCTCGAAGATTTTGAAAAGGGACGTTATAACGTTCTTTGTAACTCTATGCTATTAACAGAAGGCTGGGATTGCCCTTCAGTCGATTGCGTGGTGGTACTAAGACCGACGAAAGTCCGGGCGCTCTATTCGCAGATGGTAGGCCGTGGAACGCGTCTATTTCCCGGAAAAGACGAACTTCTATTACTTGACTTTTTATGGCACACAGAACGGCACGAACTATGCAGACCGGCTCATTTAATTTGTGAAAGCCCGGAAGTGACTAAAAAGATGGTCGAAAACATGGAAGAAGAAACGGGCGTCGTGATTGACCTCGATCAGATGGAAGTCAAGAGCGCTGAAGACGTCGTGGCAGAGCGTGAAGAAGCACTTGCGAAACAACTTGCGGAAATGAGAAAACGGAAACGAAAACTTGTTGATCCGCTTCAATTTGAAATGTCAATTCATGCCGAAGACTTATCAAGCTATGTCCCTAGTTTTGGGTGGGAAATGTCCCCGCCTTCAGAAAAACAACTCCGAGCACTCGAAAAGTACGGTATTTTTACCGAAGAAGTTGGAAACGCTGGGAAAGCTAACTTATTACTTGACCGTTTGAATAAACGTCAAAGTGAGGGGCTGACTACGCCGAAACAGATTCGCTTCCTTGAAAGTCGAGGCTTTAAAAACGTCGGAATGTGGTCGTTTGAAAGTGCTAGAAATATGATTGACCGAATAGCAGCGAACGGCTGGAGATTACCAAGAGGCGTCGTTGCAAGGGAATATATACCAAGTTAACAAATGGAAAGAAAGGGTAAAATGAACAACGAAAGAGAATTTGACTTGTTGCCATTATTAGAGCATATCAACCCGGCCATTTTATCCTATCAAGAATGGATAAACGTCGGGATGGCTCTAAAACATGAAGGATATACCGCGTCAGATTGGGACAACTGGTCGCAGAATGATAGTCGGTATCGTAAATTTGAATGTTTCAAAAAGTGGGACACTTTCAACGAACAAGCCGGCTCGATTGTAACGGGCGGGACAATCGTCCAACTTGCAAAAGATCACGGGTGGGTGAACCCGTACTCGAGCGATAGCGAAGGCGCTCACGAATTAGACTGGAACGATACCATCGACAGAGATTATCGGGTTATTGATAAAAACTGGATAGAAGGTAAAGAGATTCATGAGCCTACAAACTGGAATCCGGTCCAAGAAATTATCCGATACCTCGAAGCCTTGTTTGAATCGTCCGAAAATGTCGGATACGTCACTGAAAGCTATCCAAAAGTAAACGACGAAACGGGCGAAATTGAAAAATGGCTTCCGACTAAGGGGGCGTATGACCGGACAGCCGGACAGTTAATTAAAGCCCTTAGTAAATGTAACGGAGATATCGGGGCAGCCCTCGGAGATTATCACAAAGAAGCCGGCGCGTGGATTCGTTTCAATCCGCTTGACGGTAAGGGCGCGAAGAATGAGAACGTGACCGACTACCGATATGCACTTGTTGAATCGGATAGCATGAGCGTTGAGAAACAAAATGCCATTTACAAGGAACTTGAGCTTCCTATCGCTGCTCTTGTGTATAGCGGGAACAAGTCCTTACACGCTATCGTAAAAGTGGACGCTGGAAGCTATGACGAATACCGAAAGCGCGTTGATTACTTATATAAGATATGCCAAAAAAACGGGATATCAGTCGATACACAAAATCGCAACCCGTCGCGTTTGTCCCGTATGCCGGGCTTCGAGCGAAACGGACAAAAGCAATTTTTAGTCGATACCAATATCGGAAAAAGAAATTGGGAAGAATGGTATCAGTATATCGAAGACTTGAACGACGACTTACCAGATCCGGAAGGGTTGGTGGATAGCTGGGACAATCTTCCAGAGCTAGCCCCTGAATTGATTGAAGGCGTCCTAAGACAAGGCCATAAAATGCTGATTGCTGGACCGTCAAAAGCCGGGAAGTCGTTTAGCTTAATTGAAATGTCTATCGCGATTGCTGAAGGTCGAAAATGGCTGAATTGGAATTGTACGCAAGGGAAAGTCCTATATGTCAATCTTGAGCTAGACCGCGCTTCATGTCTTCATAGATTCCGCGACGTTTACGAGGCGATGGGATTGCAAGCGAACAACCTACAAAATATCGATATCTGGAATCTTCGCGGTAAGACAGTACCGATGGATAAGCTAGCGCCGAAATTAATTCGACGTTCACTCAAAAAGAATTATATCGCGGTTATTATCGATCCAATTTATAAAGTCTTGACGGGTGACGAAAACAGCGCGGACCAGATGGCACACTTTACGAATCAGTTTGACAAAGTAGCGACAGAGCTCGGGTGCTCGGTGATTTATTGCCATCACCATTCAAAAGGTTCACAGAGTGGTAAAAAATCAATGGACCGTGCTAGTGGTTCGGGAGTGTTTGCTCGAGATCCTGACGCGCTTATTGACTTAGTGGAATTAGAAGTCACAGAAGAATTATACACGCAACGGATCAATCATACGGCTTGCAGAATTTACAAAGAAGCCTTACAAGAAAAGAATAATACATATTATCAACAATATGTCAGTCTTGACGATTTATATAACGCTAGCAGCATGAGAGCACACTTTGAAAAAGGAATTCAAGACGTATTAGAACGTTCTCCATACGTTGACAAAATCAATGACACACGTCGAGCGATTGAAATATCGACAGCGTGGCGCGTTGAAGGTACGCTCCGAGAATTCGCGAAGTTTAAACCGGTGAATATGTGGTTCTCTTATCCGGTGCATTTCTTAGACGATTCGGGAATTCTTGCAGATATCCAGCTTGACGACACAAACGGAAATAATTCGCCTTGGAAGAAAAATTTCGATAAGAAATTAACAAAAGAAGAACGGACTGAAAAGCGTTCTGAAAAAATCGAAACAGCTATTGAAGCTATTTATGATGGAGTAAGCTCCGTCACAATCGATGATTTAATCAATTATTTTTCAATAGAAGATAAACCGATAAGTGAAAAAACAATTCGCAGATGGATAAAAAATAATGGCAATTTCGAAGTCAAAAACAAAGAAATTATAGCAAAAACAGACAGCTAGGGACAAGGACAAGGACAAAAAACAATCGAAAATGTCCCTAGGGACAAAATGAGGGACACAGACAAAGTCGATGGACAAATTCGATTATGTCTATCGAAAATGTCCCTAGGGACAAGGGACAAAATATCGAAAATGTCCGTGTCCCTATAAAGTCAATTTGAGGGACAAAATGAGGGACAAACTCGATTATTTATCGAAAATGTCCCTAGGGACAAAATGAGGGACAGAATTCTTCTCTCTTCGAGAAGAAGAATTTAAGAAAATGTCCCTGAAGGTCCATGGGTACATGAACAGGAACAAGGGGGCTATGCTCCCGCCCCTTGTAACCCTGTAACCATGTCCCCTGACATGGACTAAGCGCGTATGAAAAAGCTAAAATAAAAAACTAAAAAGAAAAGGTAAAACATGAAAGTAAAATTTTTTAAGTCGAACGTGAAATTCTTTTCAAAATTTGAAACGGAAGTCAATCTTTTTTTAGAATGGCTCGAAAAAGAAAAAAAGGTTTGGGTTAATACCGAGATCAAAACTTTGGGTGAAGATGTCATGATATTT